CCTGCTTGCGCGGAGCATCTCCGGAGAAGTTGTATGTCGGAGAGAATACAATGCTCACGGGACTCTCCGCAGGCTGAGACTGCGCCGCTCCGGATCCGCTTCCTGAGAAGCTGCCGATGGTGTCCGCGATCACGCCCGTCCGGGAGAATTCCGGTGTTTCGATAGTTCTGAACTGAGAGGCTCCATCGATGACTGGCTGCGCCATGGATGCTTTTGCCGCGTCCTCGACTGCTCCTCTCATGTTTTCAAGACCGAGAGCGAGGCCTTCGCCCGTGAACTCACCAGTCTCGATCATCAGCTTCGAAGGAGAATGCACCTTCAGAGCTGAGTTGACGGCTGACGCCGCCGCTGCCGCCACGCTCTGGGCCGCCGCCACGACTGCTCCTCGCATGGCATTGATGCCGTTGACCAGGCCCTGCATCATGCTCGTGCCTGCGCCATACAGGCTGACCGATGCAAAGGCCGACCGAATGCCGCTTGCCGCACTCTGCGCCGCGCTGACGGCCTGAGAGCAGCCACTCCGAACAGCAGACAGGAGCTGGCTCATGCCGCTGGTCACGACTGACACCGCTGCACTCATGCCACTCTGAACGGTTGAGGTGATCTGGCTCATGCTGCTGGTCACCGCCGTTTGCGCTGCTGTCATGTTGGTGTTGACCGCTGTCGAGAATGCGGTCAGCTCCGTGGATGCTCCGGTCGATATTCCGGTCATGGCCGAGTTCACCGACTCCTGCAGGCCGGACATCGCCGTTGTGGTTGATGTGCTCGCGCCTTCCCAGCTTGAGCTGAAGGACTCCGTGATGGACGAAGACAGATCCGAGATGCTGGTGTCGATGGTTGCGGTTCCGTTCGCCACCTCTGTGGCCATCGCTGTGATGGTGGAGGTGCTCGCGTTCGCCGCTGCCGTGGTTGCGCTCGACAGGTTGTTGTCGATGCCGTTCGTCATGCTGGAGGTGATCGCCTGGCCGGAAGCCAGAGCTGCTGCCTCCACATCCGGGATCCCGGCAGTGACTGTCGTGTTCAGAGACGAGGTGGCCTGCGTGGCCAGTCCCTGGATCGCCGTATTAAGCTCGCTCGATCCGGCAGTCAGGCCGCTCGCCATGGTGCCGGTGAGCGTATCTGCGGACAGGAGAGCAGCCGTGTCGATCTGCGGCAGGCCTGCCATGAGACCTTGACTGATCGAGTCCGCGCTTCCCGTTCCGAGGTTAAGGGCTGATGTATCCACAAGCCCCTGGGCATTAAGGAGCGAGTCCGCATAGGACTGCGCCGTCTGTGTGCCGTTCTCACCTGCCTGCGTTGTCACGAGGCTCTGGCTTGCCAGGAGTGCTGCCGCATAGTCCGTGTTCGCGTCCACGCCATACTGCGCCAGCACGGACGAGTCCACCTTGTATGCGTCTGCCGCCGCCTGCGCCGTCTGCGCCGCCGCCTCGGAAGCAGCTCCTTCGCCTCCCGACAGGCCTGTGTTGTAGGCCTCCGCTGCCGCCGCTCCGGCTTCCTGGTATCCGGCCACTTCGGACGCGCCTGCCACGCCCTGCGCCGCAAGCTGCTGTGCCGTGTAGTAGGTTGATCCGTTGTCGTTGGTGTATCTGCCGTCCATGGTCTGGGTGTAACCCGGGATGTCCGCAGCGTTATATGCCGCTGCCGACTCGCCGCCATCTCCGAAGATCAGGTCTCCCAGGCCGGAGAATAAGCCGCCTACCTGGTCGACAAGCCAGCCGCCCATGGACAGGATGCCCTCGCCGATGCTCTTCAGAATGTCCGCACCGACACCCAGCCAGTCGACCGAGAAGATGGCGTCAATGATACCGCCGACCATCTGAGGGATAGCACCGATCACGAGCGGAATGCTCTGTAGGATGCCAAGTGCCAGTGCGCCGATCAGCTGGACGCCTGCGGAAAGGATCTGCGGAATGTTCTGTGCAATACCCTGGACGAATGCTACGATGCCAGCGACCGCCGCCTGCACGATCAGCGGCAGAGCGTTGACGATGCCCTGGATCAGCTGCTGGATCATGCTGATGCCCGCCGTGATGATCTGCGGCAAGGCCTGTGCGATTCCAGTCAGTAAGCTCACGATGATGGTGATGCCTGCGCTGATGATGCTCGGGAGCATCTGAACGAGGCCGGAGAGCAGCATCATGATGGCGTCAATCGCCGCCTGCAGGATCTGAGGCAGAGCCTGCGTGATGCCGCTAACAAGGTTTACAATCAGTTCGATGCCGCTCTGGATGATGACCGGGAGCATCTGGACGATGCCGGACAGCAGCTGCAGAACGACCACCACCGCCGTCTGCAGGACGGTCGGCAGTATTGAGACGATGCCGTTGATCAGGCTCTGAATGAGGGAGATGCCTCCCTGTACCAGTGTCGGCAGCATCGCCACGATGCCCTGCAGGAGCTGCAGCACTACCTGCACCGCCGTCAGAAGGATGGTTGGCAGGTATGTCTGGATGCCCTCCACAAGGCTGTTGATCAGGTCCACGCCGCCCTGTACGATGGTGGGCAGAAGAGCGGTCAGGCCTGTGATGAACGACAGGATCACGTTTCCGGCCTGCGCAATCAGGGCAGGCAGTGACGCCAGGATGCCCCGGATCAGGCTGATGATGATCTGGACGCCGTCCGTGAATAAGTAGTTCAGTCCGGCCAGGATCCCCTGACCGATTCCCTGGACAAGCCGCAGGCCTGCAGAGAGCAGGCTCGGAATGGCCGAAACCACAGCCGCCAGGAGTGCCATCATAAGCTGAAGGCCTGCCACGATGATGTCGGGCATTCCTTCGGCCAGTCCATCCGCCAGCTGCGTGATGGCTTGTGCCGCGAAGGTGATCAGCATCGGCAGCATGGCCGTTGCTCCGCGCAGGAGCCAGACGATCAGCTGAACGCCGGAGCGGATGATGCTCGGCAGCTGCGAGAGGATCCCTGTGGTCAGCCTCTGCACTGCCTGGATGCCCGTCTGAATGATCTGCGGCATCTGCGTCACGAGGCCCTCCAGGAAGTACCGCAGGAGCATGAAGCCCGTGACATAGAAGTCTGCGTACCAGTTAATGAAGCCCTGGATCAGACTCGAAGCGAGCACTGCCGCCGAGTTGCCCAGGGACGGAGCATTGTTCTGCAGTCCGGTCATCAGGCCAGTCACAAGACCGCCTGCCGCCGAGACAAGCTGCGGACCGTAGCCCACGATCTCTTCCAGACCGTCAGCCAGTACCGCGCCCAGCTCCTCTGCCATGCCCTGGAAGCCTCCGGCTTCGAGTGCATCCGAAAGGCGATAGAGCTGCTGCGTGCCGTATTGCACCACGTCCCGGAGCGGTCCCTGGAGCTTTTTGTAGATCTTGATCCCGGCATCCTGCGCTGCGGATCCGAGCGTGGCCAGGTCTCCCTGCAGGTTATCCAGCTTCGTGTTCCGCATTGTTTCCAGTGCGCCGTCCGCGTTCTCCAGCTCCTTCGTGAGAGCTTCCCACTCGGTCACGCCTTCTTCGTTCGTGGTGTTGAGGCCCATCATCAGGTCGTTCAGAGCATCCACGTGCGTCTTGCCGCCGATAGCCGCGAGAGCCGCGTTCCGCTCCTCTTCCGTACACCCTGCCAGGGCCGTGTTCAGTTGCGACAGGGTTTCATGCAGTCCGATGAAGTTGCCTTCCGAGTCGAATGCCGACACGCCCAGCTTCTCCATCATCTTTCCGGCTTGCCCGGTGCCTGTGGTCAGGTTTGTCATGATCGCGTTCAGAGCGGTTCCTGCTTCGGATCCTTTGATACCTCTGTTCGCCATCACGCCCAGGGCTGTGGCTGATTCCTCCAGCGGCACGCCCAGGTTATTCATGACGCCGCCGACACCCAGGTACGCCTCCATCAGCTGTTCTGCAGACTGGTTGGATTTGTTCTGGGCCTTCGCCGCCACATCGAGGTACTTCGGCAGCTCGTCCACTGTCACGCCCAGCGCGGACATGGAGTCCGTGACCAGATCCGAAGTCCTGCCCAGCTCCATGCCGGATGCTTCGGACATCTTTAGGATAGACGGCAGGGCCTGGATGGACGTGTCCACGTCCCAGCCTGCCAGAGCCATATACTCCAGAGCGTTCGCCGATTCGGTTGCGGTCTTGGATGTGGTCTTTCCCATCTCCATCGCCGCCTTCTCCATCTTGGCGTAGTCTTCCGCGCTTGCTCCTGCGGTCGCGGCAGCAGAGGACATGGCCGACTCGAAGTCGGATCCGACCTTTATACTTGCCGCGCCGACCGCTGCCAGAGCACCTCCCGTGGCCAGCAATGCGTTTTTTGCAAGGCCGATGCTCGCCGCGCCGACCTTGCCGATGCCTCCCAGAGCGGACAAGCCTTTCTGCGCTCCGCTGATTGCGGAGTTGAATGAGCTTTCCAGCTGGCCTGCGATCTGGATGGCAATCTTGTACTCGCTCACTGCTTGTTCACCTCCTTCAGTTCATCGCAGATGTCCAATAAATCAAAAATGGACAGGCTCAGAAAATAATCCAAGCCTGTCCTTAAATTCATCGACAGCACAAGGCAGAGCTTTCTCAGCTCCGTGGTCTCATCGAGCCTTATTCCTCTCCGAAGAAAAAACTCGTCACGCGGTTTTTCACCTTCATGGCGTCTTTCGGTGCGAGTATCTTAAAGAACTCGATGGGCAGACCGCTCGCGCTCGCTGCGATGATGAGAGTATATTCGAGGTTCGTCTCCGGCAGGACGGTCACGGTTCCGGAGTTGTTAAGGATCTTGTTCGCCTTAATCATATCGTTCGCCGTGATCGTTTCCAGGCCGGACATATCAATCGTCTTGATCTTCTCGCCCTCGAAGTCGTAGGTTTTGGACAGCTTGATGACGGTCTCATCGAGAACTTCTGCCGCTGCCGCTTCCTTCTTGTTGATTTCAGTTACCTCTGCCATGGGTAGTCTCCTTTCTTATCAGACCTGCTTGCGGATCTTCGCCAGCATGTCTTTGCCGTTCAGCACGAACTTGAAGTTCAGCTTGTCAAGCTCCAGCGTGGTCTTGCCGTTGACCATGATCTTGATGTACAGGATCTCCAGCTCGATCTCCGGCTCGCCCTTCTTGCCCTTGGTGACCTTGCCCAGGGTAGTGGAGGACGCCTTGCCTCTGACCACGATCTTGACCGGGTAGTATCCGGTCTCTCCGGTGGTCGGGTCCATGCACTGCATGGAAGCCCGGAGCGTCAGCTGCGGAGGCTTGGTCGTGTTCATCAGGGAGAACAGATCCTCGTACAGGACCGCGAACGGGATCTTGATCTTAAGGGACGCGAATTGCCCGGTGACCGGATCCTCGATCTCGCCCAGGATGCCAGTTCCCTCAATGGTGTCCGTGATCGCCTCAAGCTCGCCCAGATCGATCTCGCCGGAGATACCGATCAGCTTCTTCGCCCGGTCGTTGTACACGTTGTAGTGGTTGAGAACCTCGGGAATAATCAGTTTGCTCGCCATCTTTATTCACCTCCTACCAGTACGCTCTGCAGCAGCTCCGTGTCATAGGTCAGGATGTTGTCGATCTCCTGGGCCGGAGTGTACGGAGCGATCCGCTGTCTGAAAGTCATCTTGCCTGCCAGAATGTCGGTGATCGGGTTATCTGCTTCCAGATACTCGATGGACGCGCCTGCCCAGTGTCTCGGAGCATACGCCGCGCAGCGGACGTTCTCGGAGTCCACGACAGACTCGATCAGGATCGTGTTCATCGGATCATCGACCTTCTCGAAGTAGGTCAGGATGAAGTTGTTGCCCTGCCAGTTGAACATTCTCCGAACAGGGAGCCAGATGTCCTTCGGATCGGAGCTGGACGGATATGCTCCGGTGTAGTTGCCCCAGAGCTTCCAGCCGTTCATGTTGATGGCGGTGGCCACGCCGTAGGTATTCACCGTGCTGCCCTGATCCTGGTCAACGACCACCTCGGTGCCGTCTGCCAGGCAGGTTCCGGTGATGCCCAGTGCCTCGTTGGACGGAGACACGCTCGGCACATCCTCGTTCTCCGCGTCAGTGTACGCGATCAGCGCAGCCGCGATGGCGGACGCTGCGAAGATGTACTCGCCGACCTTGAAGCACGGCCAGAGAGGATAGCAGAACTTCGAAGTGAAGCCGCTGGACTCCTTGACGGTCTTGCAGTCGGTGTACTTGGTAGCCTGCGCGGTATCCAGATCGACCAGCGCGATGGCCTTGAAGACGCCGTTGATGTTCGCCGCCTTCGCCGCCAGAGCGATGCCGACCGTGGAGTTCTGGGACCAGCCCGGTGCGATCAGGATGCCCGGAACGACACCCAGCTTCGGGTAGACCTGGCGGATGACTTCCGCTCCGGTTTCCTTCCCGGTGGAGGCATTGTAGGCACCGATGACATTCGCCGCCGTGACAGCGGTCGGATCGATCTTGTTGCCGGAGACCTTCAGCGTGGTCGCGGAAGCTCCTGCGCCGCCTGCGATCAGCGTGATGATCATGTTGCCATCCTCATCGAACTCCGTGGTGAAGTCCGTGCCTGCAGTCAGCGTTGTGCTTCCTGCCTTGACCACGAGGCCCTTTCTCAGAATGCCCTGGATGGCTACAGTGGCCTGCATGTTGGAGACGGCCACCTCGGTCTCGGAGACAGCAGCCTTGTGAACGTCCGGATCCAGTACGTTGATGTACACGACCGGAGCGACCTGGTAGATGTTGTTCGTGACGTACATGGTCTGGCACAGCGTGTACTTCTGAAAATCAGTGGAGTACCCGAGAGCAGCCATCGCCTCCTGCGCGGAATTCGCCAGGATTGGCGTGTTCACCACGGCAGAAGGATCATCGACCATGTTGACCGGAGCAGTACCGATCACGACCTGCACACCAGCAGAGCTGATCTGAGGAGCGGAGATGGCCGTGCCTTCTTCATAGATAAAAACTCCATGCTTGCTCATGATTCATTCCCTCCTTTGAGCGTGAGTGCCTTGGAGAAGGCACTGAATACAAATCCTTTCTGATCACGGAGCATCTTCTCCGCCATCGGATACTGCTCGATCTTGAGGAAGAGGTTCCTCAGTTCCGGCAGCTTCCCGAAGGCCTCCTGCGCACCTGCAGGTATCTCCGTGTAGACCCTGTTCTGGATGCCGATGCCCGGGATGGTAGGCCCGACATACATCAAAGGCTCTGGTGCTTTTTCCTCGGCAGGAGCGGCTTCTTCGATCACGGCCTCATCGGCCACGATCTCTTCCGCGACTGCCTCTGACTTTTTCTTAGCCATAGATCGGTTCACTCCTTCCTATCTTCGGGATGTCAAACACGAGTCTCACGCCTCCGAAGTAGTACGGATAGGTGTCCTCGTCCTGCACGGCCCAGTCCATCTTTGATTCGCACCTGTACTTCCGCGCCAGGAGAGCCTCCTGGGAGAAGCGGTCGATGATGCGCTGGATCATGACCATGATGTGATCCCCTCCGTCCATCTTCGGATCGTCATCGTAGATGCCCAGCAGAATGTCTGTCGGGACCTGCCATGCCGTGAAATCGTCCGGAGTGGTGCCCGTTGAAAGCCGGATGATGGCGTAAGGGAAGAACTTCGTCTCGTCCTCATCGTCCTCCGTGACCTTCGGCAGGAACTGCCTGTAGGCCGTGACGCCCGACTTCTGGTTGCCGTCCACGTCCTTCGTGATGACGTCCTTCAGAATTTTTTCGACCTCGGCAGCGAGGTCTTTCTGTAACTCTAAAGCGGTCATTTTTTCACCTCGCTATACGAGTTTTGCAATTTGCTCTGAAATGTGGTTATGAAGTGCTTCGTTGATCGGCTCCCTGAGTGCTCCCTCAACACCTCGCTCGCCTTCATAAACCTTTTCGATCATCTTCGGTACAGAGTTGGAGTGGAGCACCTTAACCGGGAGTCGCTCCTTTCCTCTTCTCTGCATGATCAGGCCATTAGCCTTGAACGCCTTGATTCCCATGCCGCCCACGATCTCCTTGAGACCGCCTTTTACAATGTCGGCAGCTGCTGCGGATCCGCCTTTGCCCTTTTTGTTCCCTCGATAAGAGAACCGAGGAAGCGTCAGCGGCTTGTCGTTCGCCCGGATCACCGCCATGAGGTTTCCGGTCGTAGCAGGCTGAATCTTCATGTGGTTGTTCCACCCGGCCTGCTTGACGGTATATGCTGCCTGCGCTCCGGTGGCCAGCTTCTTCCTGGCCTCCCGTGCGGTCTGGTTGATGGCGTTCTTTATCACCCTGGGAGCCTGAGACTCCATTCCCTTCAGCTTGCTCTGAACGTACTTCAGATCCGCCTTGTTTACCTCATAGGTAATCATGCTCTGTTCGCCTCCAGCGTAATGGAATAGACGCCGTCCTCCTCGATGGCATCGGCCACCGTGTAGGATCGCTTGTCCAGGCGGATGATGGTTCCCTGCTTCGGCAGCGGACCGTAGTCCACAGCCGCCACGTAGATGAGCTTCTGGTTCGTGAAGATGCCGTCCATGTTCTGGTTGAACCGCTTCTCACGCTCGATCTGTTCATTGTCATCAATCTGGACCGCCATCGGGACGCCGTTCACAAGGTGCATGTCCGAGAATTCCTCGGTGTTTAGGAAGACCTCATGCACATCCGAAGCAATAGCTTCTTTGAATGTCATGCCTTCTTTCCTCCACGTTTCCGCTCCGGCTTGTCCGGGATCCTCCCGACCAGAGCTTCCGGATCCCCGTCAGAGCTTAATCCGGTGCGTCCAGGCTGCGCGGTCATGCGCTTGGCCTTCGGAGGCTTCGTGGTCTCCTCGTCATCGATCCACGCCGCGCTCCCGGCCTCTATCCACGCCTCGACCATCGCTGCGTCATCGCCCGGAAGAACATCGCCAGTCCTGTACTGCCTGGAGCGGTACAGGACGGGACGTGTTGCTCTTAAGGTCACGCGTTGATGCTGACGAGGATCTCGGTGTCGGAGGCTTCAGCCGCCTGTGCTGCAAAGCCTGCCTTCGTGTTGCCGCTGGAGGCGTTGGTGATGCCGTCACCGTCCCAGTAGACATCGGCCCCTGCCGCGATGGCGGAGGTTCCCGTCTTCGGCATCTTGAAGACACCAGTCACATGAAGGCTCCCGACCTCGCCCGGAGCGATCTCGCATCCGATCACGCCGATGCGAGAGCCATACGCCACTATGGTGTTGGCTTCGATGGTCGTGGATCCAGTGTTCTTATAATCGAGGGATTCTCCCCTCTGCCAGAATGCTGCACTTGCCATGGTCTTGTCCTCCTTTCATTAGATTGCCACGCCAGGATTCTTGCAGATGCCTCTGAAGTCACGCACAGAGATACCCCAGTCGAGCCAGATGTCCCAGGTGAAACCGAGCGTTCCCGAAGTCTCCATTCTGCGGACAGTAGGAGTCTCCTGCCCATTGAGGTAGTCGACCTGGATGCCCCTTGCAGATGCCTCGTCCGCCAGCATGAACCACGGACAAGCGTTTGCACCTGCCATGGCGTTGAGCAGCGGAGACTGCACGATCTGCAGAGGATAGTTGTAAAGCGGATTGACATCGTTGTTGCTGGATCCGGTGACCTGCGCGGAGTGGAAGATCACGGCCAGGTCGAACTCGTAGCCGACCGGAACCACGATGGTCTTCGGAGTCATGTAGATCGGATCTCCGAAGTGGTCGGTCTGCTTCTGCATCTGCAGGATCATCTCCTGGATGCTCGCCTGGGACGGCTTGGATCCGGTGCCGATCAGGTTCTTGTGGGCCGCAGTGAACAGCGCAGTGCCATCGAAGATGGTGGCGTTGTCGAAGAGCAGCTTGTAGACCTGCTTGTCGATGGTTTTCTTCGCGGCAGTGGCATACAGACCAGGAACTCTGGTCAGGAAGCCGATGTCATCGTTGATGAAGGCCTGACGGGTCATGGAGAACTGCTTTCCGTAGGTCTCCAGCTTACGCTGCGGCAGCAGTTCGGTTCTCGGAGCATCCGGCTTGATCTCGCCGTTCTCCGGTACCTGCAGGAAATCGCCCACGCCGCCGATCACGTACTCATGGTCTGCAGTGGTCTTGAAGTCCGGCAGGGATCCCTTCGTGGTGATCTCCTGGAAGGTTGTCGGTACACGATTGTACAGATCCACGATGGACTTGCGGATCGTCTGGTCCATGATGGCCGGGAAGGTCGCGGTCGGGTTGTAGAACTGTCTGCACAGCTCCGAATACAGGTCATCGGAACTCATGCGGATCAGCTCGCTTGCGGAGCGGTTGCCATCGCGAGACAGGCACTCGATGGCCAGATCGCGCAGGCTCATGCCTCTGAACTGGTTAGCTCCGTCTGCAGGCTGCGCTACGGAAACGCCGGAGCGCATGGCCAGGCCGTCCACCGCCGCTCTGCGGAACTTGTCCTCTGCGGAATCGGTTACGACAGCTCTGCCGGACAGCGGAGCGTGGTTGGTACGCATGTGCTCAATCACTGCGGCGCGTACCTGCTCCACAGTGCTGTTGTCATCGATGAAGGAGCGAGACTCCATTCCGAACTCCGCGCACAGGTCAGTGATCTGGCGGATGCGCTCACGCTCCGCAGTAACTGCCCTCTGGGCATCGTCCTGATTGCCGTTCGCGCCGTCCTCCGCAGGAGCGGTCTGCTGTCTCTGCTGATTAGCGTGGCCAGCATCTCCGCTGCCAGCATTGGTCTCTGCTGCCCGGTCAAGGGCTTCCAGAGAACGCTGCAGGCTGTCGAACTCGGCTCTTTCATCTGCCGTCATCGCTCTGCCTTCGGACTGTGCGAGCTGCAGCAGTTCACGCTGGCGAGCGAGGATCTGTTCTCTACTCATGGTGGTTGCCTCCTTTTGTAAGATTTTGGTTATATTGAAGTTGCCTCACATAGGTCTCGTAGAACTCGTCCACGCCGCCGTTATCCAGCGAACGCCCGACTCCGACCGTAGGGTCTGCAGGGACGCTGACGATGCTCACCTCGTAAGGTGCCCACTTCTTAGCGATGGAGCATGGTCCCGTGAACCTGCCGTCCTGAGACTGCTTGTTCGGCATTACTTCCTCCCAGTCTTCTACCATGTATCCGACCGACACGCCCTTGAGCGTTCCGGTCTTGACCTTCTGGTAGATCTTCTCGGACGAGTCATCCGAATCGAATGTGATCTCGGCATACCCTCGTCCATCTTCGATCCAGGCGCGGTCGATCTTACCGACCACCTCGTCTCGCTCGTGGTTAAACAGCACGACTCCGATGGAGTTGAGCCGTTCCAGATCCACGCAGCCTTCCGAGTGATCAAGGATCTCCTGCCCGAACCATCTTGTGTATGGCTCCTCTGAAGAGAAGGAAAGCGTGAACGTGCGCTCACGACCTTCGCCATCAGCGGCCCGGATGGAGCAGTTGTAAAGCTCCCGGACTCCCTTATTCTTCTCCCTCTGAGGTTTCGTCTCCGCCTTCGGAGCCGCCCTCGTCAGGATCTGTCTCTTCTCCTCCGCCACCTGTGCCATCGTCAGGCCCTGGCGGAGTTTCTTCTTTTTTTTCCTGTA